ATATAAGTTCTAACGACAAACCCATTTTTATCAAACTGATCAATTTGAGCATCGCCTTTATAACCATTTTCGCCAGTCATAAATCTAAGATTGTTTTCTAAACTATTAATTTTATAGTTCCAACCTTCTAAAGTATCTCTAATTTTAAAATCTTCATCATTCATGATGGTGATTGACCAGGGATCGAAAGTACGATCCCCAGCAATCTTGACCTTGCGTCCAAAATAAGGAATTTGAATCATTCCTAAATTAGATGCTGGTAACTGTGTAGCGCGAGCTAAAAATCTCAACTGTGTTAAATCACCTGAGATAGCATTAGGTAATGTAACTACACATTGGAATAATGTAGGGCGAGCGCCACCAAGCTTTAATGTTGCTTTAATATCATTAATGTTAAAAGCCATTTTTTATCTCCCCTTAAAATCTACCGACAATTTCATCGAAGCTAACACCAGTGCGTACTGCAATGAAGTTAAGCTGAATGAAGTTGATTGAACGAGCTGGTTTAATATAGATATCGCCCCAAAATTCATTGCGGTCAATTCTTTCGGGTGTGTTATTAGATTCATCGCAGACTACTCTAAAGTCATAGATACCACGACGACCCTTAATATCACGTAGATAAGGTTCTACAAGATTCTTGAACTGTGCTCTTGTGTATTCATCATTCAATTCGAATAGTGAAGATTTAGCAGCAATTGCAACTGCTTTTTCAAGAACAATGAATAGACGACGAACATTGATTCTATCAAATGCTGATGGTCTTGCAAGCAATGTCTTATCTCCGTAAAGGATTACGCCATTACCTGGGAAGTTAACAACAGGGTTAACACCAGCCTTATACAATTCATCTCTCTGACCTTTGTTTGGATTAAAGGCAAGCTTAACAACGTTCTTGATATTTCCGCGGTTGAAACCAGCAGGTGAGAACCATGGATCACGAAGATCATCTGTTCTTACTACTGTTCCTGCAACGTCGCCATTCAAAGGAATCCAACGATAAGTGTCATTGTACTTGTCGTACTGATACTTATAACCAGAGTCAAGGAAAGCATATGAAGTTGAACGTAGTGCATTACGGAATGTAATTACATCAGCTAATTCATCGGAAGGATTATTTACAACAGTTTCCTGTTTAGGTGAAACGAATACTACGCAATCCTTACGGAATTCTGAAATATTATCAATAAGATAATTTGCAAGACCTTCACCAGATACGCCAAACTGTGACTTACCTGTTAGGATAAGTGAAACATCAACATCTTCTGCACTCTTGAACATATCATAAGCTCTTGAATATACTCCCAGTGTTGCAGTTGATTCTGTTACACCGTCAGTTCCACCAGATAGTGATAGGTTCAATGGAGCAGTATTGATTCCTGCAATTGAAGCTGCAGTTGTGATACTATAACCTGCTCTGTGAGAAGCCCACCAGATATACTGTGATGACTGGTTGATAACATCTTTGTAGTAGATTGAACCACCCTGTTCACCCTTAGCATCAGTAGCGCGTGATACGTTGGGAAATACTTCAAGAATTTGATTCTTTGTTCCAGTAAATGCACCATCTTCATCAACGACTACAATATGCATTTCATCCTTAGTTCCACCTGAATTTAATACAAAATTCGAAGTATTAGGAGCAGAATTTACTCTAGTAAAGTATTCCCAATAACGAGTTACTGTATTAGATGCAAGGTTGTCTGAAAGAGCATAAGGAATTTCAGTAGCCAACACAAACCCAGCACCATTTACAGTGCTATTAGCATATGTTGTATTTGAAGCAACAGTTCCCTTTGATGTAATCTTAAGATACTGATATCCGATTGTTGTGTTACCAATTTGCAGATAATCTCCAACCTTTAATGCGCTAGAAATACTATTTGCCATAGTATTAGCATTGGTATTTGAAGTTGCAGATATAACACTTACTGTCATGTTATTGCTATTAATAACACCAGCAAACGATGCAACTGAATCTGAGTTACCTGTAACGCTTGATGAATAAGCATTTGCAGAATCGCAAACAGAAATCTTTAATGAGTTACCAAGATAACCAGGCCACTTTGCAAAATAAAGCGCATCTGCATCAAGAGAACCTGTCTTTACATCATAGTCATTACGGTTTTTAATTTGAGTAGATGATATGTCACCACCTTGTGTGAATGTTACATCTAATCTTGCACCAGTACCTGAACCACCTGTTGGAATATTTCCTGTTGTAGTTGAAGGAGGCGCAGTATAGGAACCGATATCAACAGAAGCAACAGATAATACACGAGTTGTTACTGTTACTGTAAGACCAGAACCAGCACCTAATGTATTTGCAGTAGCACCTGCTGTAAGTGTTGGGTTTACTGTATATGAACCGCGGTTGATTACCGTAACTGCTGATACTGAACCGTTAGCATATGTTGTAACTGAAGCGTTTGCTTGAGTTCCAGTTCCTGTATTAAGAGCAATAATTGTAGAATTAGTATAACCAGAACCAATTCCAACAATTGTTAGTGTTCTAGCTTCTGTTGTAACAACATTTACATATGCTCTAGAATCATATGATGCACCAGTATTGTCTATGTAAAGTATATCACCAGGAACGTATGATCCACCAGTTCCACCAGTATTAACTGCAACTGTAGCCAATGTGTAATCGTCTGCTACAGAAGCACCAGCATTATAACTGTTGGAAGCAGCAGCGCGAGATACGTATAGTTTATTTCCATACGCTAAGAAATTTGCGGCGGTGTACCATGTTTCGAAATTGTTTGCAGACGGTTTTCCGTATTGATTAACTAAATCAGTTTCAGAAGTAATTAAATGTAATTCTTCTACAGGACCCCATCTAAAAATACCAGCAAGTGCGCCTTCAGTAGAAGATACTGCAGGAACAATTGTTGTTAGATCAATTTCAGTAACATTGACGCCAGGACTTACTTGAAATGGCATATTCTTCTCCTTTAATAATAATGAACTTAATTATTCTTCATTCTTCATTCTTATAGTATTATTATTTATAAAATAGTTAATTTAACAGAATTCTTTCGAATTCATCTGAAGAAACTATTCTATTTATTTCTTCGGGCATACCATCGTCAAACATACCAAAGGGAGTCATTTCTTCTTCAAGTCTTCTTTCATTTTCCTCAAGAATTTTTTGTCTTATATCTGTATTAGAGACGTCTTTAAAATAATTTTGTGATACCATCCAAGCGAATAATACTAAACACATGACCAAGTCATCATGGTGTCCTTCTTCAGCATTATAAGTTGTGCCATCAACAACATAAGTAGATAATTGCTTTATTATTTTATAATCATGTAAAACAATTTGATTTTGTTCTACTAAAGATTTGAGATTTGAACAACCTGATCTCTTAGTAGATTTTGTTGTCTTTATTCCAAATCTAGATTGATTTCCGCCAGCATTATTACCAAGAACAGTACCTTTGCGACCGGATGTTTTAGTCATAACAATATTTTCATATTCTAGGTCTTGATGTAGAATATTTACAACTTGTGTACCCGTATTTATCTCTATTAATATTGACGCATTATTGTAATATTTGCCAACGTTTGCTAACAATGTTGGATAAAGCAATTCTTGCATAAGGTTGTTATCATAAGTAGCAACGACTTCATATGGCATGACTGAGATATCAACGACTGTAAATGCTGATGAGTCTAATCCTAATCCTTCTGAAACGTCAACAGTCATAGCATAGATATGATCTTTTACTGGTTCTTTATAGATTCTAACATCATACTGTTCTGATGAAGGATCATCCCATACAAGTTTAGAAAGAACTGCAGGATGGATAAGTGTGTTTGATGAACCTAAGAACTCGCACTCAAACTCTTGTCTAAATTGATCTCTGCTAGTATTGCGGATCATTTCATCTGCCCATGCTTGATCTCTACCAGGAACATCTGACCAATGAACATCTACACGAGCAAAACTATTTTTTTCTTGTTCTGACTCAACCCATAGCTTATGAAATAGATCCATGCCATTAGGTGTAGAAGTAATAAGAACTTTTGTTGTTGCACCAGATGAAATTGTTGGGAATACGGATGCAAAGAATTGATCTTGCATGTTTCTAGGAACGAAGGCAAACTCGTCTAAGTAAATAAGATTAAATGAACGACCACGAATAGCAGATGATGAAGTTGCACCTGCAAGACATTTAGATCCATTTTCTAATTCAATTGTTTTCTTATTCCATTCAACAATGCCTTGCTGTAACCATTTAGGCAACCATTCATATGCTAACTGCATACGAGAAAGAATTTCAATTGACTGCGATTCTTTGTTAGCAAGAACTGCACAATTAAAATTTTCATTAAATAGTAACTTATGAAGAAGATATCCTACGACACCTGTAGTTTTACCAACCTGACGAGGCATCTTACATATAGAATATCTACTACCATCAAATGCTTTGAACATTCTTTTTTGATAATCATAGGGTTTGAATTGAACTAAACCTTTATCGACATGAACGATCTTAACATAAGTAGCACAAAAATATTCAACATCACCTGCACACTTAACATACTCCTCAATTTGTTCTTTAGTAAATTCTATTTGTACATCTGATTTTTTTAAATTTTTGTTACCTAAGTATGCAGTAGATTGTTGTGTTTCAATCATCTTTATTACCCTTTAACATTTTTAGTAGTTCTGCAGAAGAACCTACAAATAGATTATTATTAGTAACTAGTTTATCAGCAACCTTATCT